GTACAGAGACTAGAACCGAACAGACAGGGAATATGCAACACCCTAACGACTACGCAAAAAGATAACTATGTGTGCGAGCCGCCTGAAATGCGGGTGCGGCGTCTGACCCCGAAAGAATGCTTTCGGCTGATGGATTTTGACGACGAGGATTTTGCCAAAGCGCAAAAAGTAAACAGCAACACACAGCTTTATAAGCAGGCAGGAAACAGCATAGTTGTGGCATGTCCGATGTACATCTTTAAAAACTTAATGAATGCAAAAATACTATGACAGGAGAATAATGATGGCAATATGGATTAAAACGCAGCCGGATGCCGAACCGGTATGGATGGCGGCAGATAACCGGATCAGGGAACTGGCGCTCTCGATCGAACGGCGTGCAGGTATCGCACCGGATGCGGATGGGCTTCGGCAAATCCGGGAGTGGGCAACAGAGATTGTTTGCCAGTGCGACATGGTGGAGCGTGTGCAGGAACAGGCAGAACCGGCGTGGAAGAGCGAGCTGCAGGATGCGTTCCTGCGGGGCAGCAGGGTGTAAATAAAAATCGAAAGGAGACGGAGCTTCCCGGGAAGATGCGCATCGGCTCCTTGAGAGAAAATGCAAGGACAACTTAGTTTCAATGAAGATGGGATATTGGAAACCGTGGAACAGCCGACAGCGGATGCTCCTGAAATAATTCAGAATGCATGGAAAAAGGCAAAGCAGGATAAAGTTAAAGAATTCCGCGAAAAACAAGAGCTGTCGTATGAGGATAAAATAGCAAGACAATCCTTGATTGCGAAAGAATTTTACGACGAAATGCAAAAAAGAGGCTGTGGATGCCATGTAAGTGTTGGTGGGCTTGATAGTATAACGCTGTATGTATGGTTGCATAGCATGGGATATGATGTTCCGGCCATATCGGTATCAGCAGTAGAGGATAAAAGCATTCAAAAAGTACATAAGGCGCTTGGAATCGAGATTGTGCGATCCTATAAAACAAAAGTGGAAGTTTTGAATACCATAGGTTTTCCAGTTATAAGCAAAAAAATAGCTGGAAGGATTGACCTGTTGCAAAATCCGACAGAGGACAATAAAACAGTCCGCCATGCGATCATAACAGGGGAATGTGGAGCACAAGGACACTTCGCGAAGAACAGCCGAATGAAACTGCCAAACAAATGGCTACAGCTGTTTGGAGGTCCTGAAAATAAAAATGAGAGTGTTAATTACAATACTGCGCCTTTTAAGGTATCAAATAAGTGTTGTTATTGGCTCAAAGAAAAACCGTGTGATGACTGGGCAAAAGAACATAACAGCTCTCCGTATCTCGGTATTATGGCATCAGAAGGGGGGCAGCGAGAAGAGGCTTTAATTGAGCATGGATGCAATTACTATGGAGCAACAGTAACCAGATCCGCACCGTTTGCAATTTTCCTCAGGCAAGATGTTTTGCGATTAGCCTTAGAAATGGATGCATGGTATAGGAATCATATAGATATTTTCGCAGAATTATACTATCGGCAGCCATATAGCCGCAAAAAGGACGGGACAGTTATTCCGTATGAACCAGTACAAACTATCATACCCGGAATTTACGGGGAGATTGCTAAACATGCGAATGGGGAACTGTACACAACAAGAGCGCAACGAACTGGCTGCAGTATGTGCGGATTTGGCATTCATTTGGAAAAAAGACCGCATAGATTCGACCGCTTGAGAGAAGAAAATCCGAAAGAGTGGGAATTTTGGATGTACAGATGCTGTAAAGACCCAGATACCGGAGAAGTTTACGGGTGGGGGAAAGTGCTTGATTATATCGGAGTTGAATGGGAAGATGTCCCAGCAGAGCAGATGCAATTACCTTTTACGAGGGATATAAATGTATAAAAACGCAGAGGGCTACCGAGATGAAACAGCCTGGCGGGCAATAATCGCGGTATCAAGAGAAGAGAGAATAAAGCGCAGGAAGCTGCAGGAGGACAAGAATATGGGAACAGAAAATAAAACTGGAGAGGTTTGGAGAACACGAACTGTCACAGGGACAGAGAAGATCGTGCTGGTGGTAGCAGACCACGGGGCAATGGCGTATGTAATTCATCTGGCAGAAGAGGGTACGCATACAGATATCGAAGTAAACTGCGAGGGGCTGCGGTACGGGTCCAGCGATCGAATGTATTATGTGCCATCTAGAAGCTTTGAAGAATACCTCCGAACAGTAACGGAGGATCAGCTGGCGGATGTAAAAAATAAGCTTGCGGCGGCGATCGGGATTGAACCGCAGATCGTAGAAAAAGAAGTTGTCCGGGAAGTACCGGTGGAAATTCCGAGCAATATCGCTCCTGCGGAGCCACAAAAATGTTGTGCTGCGGAGGTGCAGGAGCTGATGATCCGGGCGGAAAGAGCAGAAGCACTGCTGGAAGAGTACAGAGAGCTGTATAAAAACGTAATCGAAAAAATCTGACGTTAGAAAGTATGCTGCAGAAAATCATTCACAGGCTGAAATTATGACGCATGTAACAAGAAGCATTGCCAGTACGCTTATCAACAAGGGTGACCTGGTAATGTTGTAAATTAAAGTTTAGTGGAGGAAGTATGAGCAAAACACACGAATTAAAAATATATCCTAAGTATTTCGAAGCAATTTTGGATGGGAAAAAGACATTCGAAATCAGAAAAGATGATAGAGATTTCCAGGTTGGAGACAGCATTGTTTTAAAAGAATGGGATAATATTAAGTATTCTGGCAGAGAAATCCAAGCAATAATTAAATATATGCTTGATGATGCATTTATCGGATTAGCAGAAGGATATGTAGCCTTTTCGTTAGGCATTTTAAAAATAATAGACAGGTAAACTGGAATTTAACGGAGGAAGTGAGAGTGATACCGATGGATAAGAAACTTTTATCCGACTACATAGATGCCTGTGAGCTGATCCGGGAGACCGAGCAGCAGATCAGGCGGCTGCAGGAAAAGCAGAGTGAGACAACGCAGGACAGCGTAAGAGGCAGCAACCCAGAATTTCCCTACAATTCGCAGCACTTTAAGATCGAGGGGACAACCTTTTCGATGCGGGACGATACGCGCCTGCTGGAAAAGAAAAAGCTGCTGGCAGACCGCCGGGCGGCTGCCGAAGAGACACGGGTGCAGGTGGAACGCTGGATGGTTACGATCCCGGCACGGATGCAGCGGATCATCCGGTGGAAGCTCTTTGAAGGGCTGACGTGGGAAGAGACGGCTGCGAAGTTAGGGCGGAAAGCGACCGGGGACAGTGTGAAGAAAGAGTTCCAGCGGTTTATGATAGGAAATTAGATTAGGAGAAAGGCTATGCCAAGCAAAAAGATTGTGTATGAATGTAAATATTGTCGTAAAGAATTTACTGATTATGATGAATGCGAAGAACATGAACATACTCATATCTGCGCATACGACGAAGTGGACAATGTAAGAATTGCGAAGGAATTGCGATTATTAGGAGAGATTGCAAGCGGCTATCACATTGGGGGTATGGTTATGGGTATGCCGCTTAAAAATTACGAAAATCTTATGGAAGAAGCTGCGAATAGGCTGGGAAAACGGGAATAAATATCTTATTTTATAAAAGTTTGTCCCGAATGTCCCAAATGTCCCGATCAACCATGTTATAGTATATACTGCAAAGATTGAAACAATCAGTTTCCTCCTTTGAGTTATGATTTCTGCATGATACCCAGTCAAAAGGCTGGGTATTTTTGCGTGGGAAAGGAAACAGGATGAACTACAGAGATCAGCGAAATTACGAGAATCTGACAAAAAGAATATACCCGGGCGTTGGCGCGTATGACATCCCGCAGTTGGAACCTGTCCAGTTTGGCAGGGAAGCATGTGAGTTCATCCCATTCAGCGCAGCGGCACGATGCAAGGACCGTGCAGGCAAGGGAGTACACTTTTTTATTGACGATTATCGGTTCACGCGGTTGTGGAGTGCACCAGACAACTACATGCCGATGCTGCAGGAATTTAAGTATGTAATGACACCGGATTTTAGCATGTATACCGACTATCCAAAAGGAATTCAGATATACAATCATTACAGGAAGCACTGGATCGGTGCATACCTGCAGGAATATGGTGTGCAGGTGATCCCGACGATCTGTTGGAGCGACGAAAGTAGCTACGAATGGTGCTTTGATGGAGAACCGGAACATAGTGTTGTAGCCGTGTCCAGCGTGGGCACGCAGCTAAACAGGAAATCGAAAGAGCTTTTCGTGAAAGGGTACAATGCGATGGTGGAGCGATTACACCCGGAGACGATTATCTTTTACGGGAACGTCCCTGCGGAGTGCATGGGTAACATCGTCCGCATCCGGGCGTTTCAGGAGAAGTTTAACGAGGCAAAGTGCAATGGGTGGTAGAGGATCGTCAAGCAAAAATGCTTGATAGGGTAAAGAGGACATGGTATTATCATAATAGCAGGGAGTAGTTTAGGAAGGAGAACGTGTAGAAATACAAGGCTCCGGTGGACAATCCGGACACCTGCCACAAAGAGACTCAGAAATGGGTCTCTTTTTTGCGTACAGAAAGGAGTTTTTTATGGGCGGACGTGGTGGAAGTAGTGGAGTGAGTAAACGCGAGCCTGTTTCCAAACTGATGTCAAAAGTTTATTACAATTCTGCAAAAAAAAGTACTGCGTTGAGAAGTGATTATACCGTAGAACGTGATGCGGTAATTGAAAAAGCTATAAGAAACGGGGACGCATCGTTTATACAGTCGATAAGTAACGAAAAAGAAGCTAGAAGGGTTTCTGAGTACTTGACGGGCAGAGTAGCTGAAAGCGACAGAAAGTTAGCGAAACTTGGAAGTGCCGAAGCTGTATATAAGAATCAAAAAGCAGCAGCTGAACACAGAGATATTGTAAGTATGAGCGTGGCAATGCGAGGCAAAATGCATGAGTTTTCAGAGCGGCCAACTAGTGGCAACACAAATATTCACGATACATCCCGAACCACAACAACTTATGATAAAGCCAGAAAACGCAGAATGAGTAATTTTGACGCATGGTTCTTTGGAGGTAAAAAGTAATGGGAGGACGTGGCGGAAGCAGCGGCTCGAAAGGAATCGGTGGTGTTGGGTTGGATGTTACGTATAACGGCGAAACGACACGGTATTATTTCGAGAGACACGGAAATCAGAATTATTATTCGACAGGGATGGGAGGAATGGCGGAGCCAACTCCACAAAACATGACACCAGCAGAGTTCAAACGCCGAGTAGAATCCAATGGGGCAAAAACGGCACCAGTAACCGCAACGATGAAGAGGGCAGATGAAAAAAGCCATGCAGCGTACCGAAAAGAAATGGATACGTTTTTAGATGGAGCGTATGCAAGGGACAAAACGTTTGTGCAAGGATCGCGTAATGCAAGAAAAGCCAACCGAGCGAACAAACGAAGCCGCAGAGGATAACCCCAGAAAGGAGGCAGCCCGATGGCGACTAAAAAGGCAGGCGGAAGGCTGCCGAGATATAAAACAAAAGAAGAGATCGAAGAGAAGATCGAAGCATATTTTCGAAGTTGCGAAGGGGAAGTCCTACTGGACGAGAACGGGAACGCTGTAACGGATAAGGGCGGGCGACCGATCCTGATCCATCAGAGACCGCCCACGGTGACGGGACTTGCGCTTGCACTGGGATTTACAAGCAGACAGGCACTTTTAAACTATCAGGCGAAACCAGAATTCGTTGACACGATTACGCGCGCGAAGTCAATGGTAGAAGCCTACACCGAAGAACGGCTCTTCGATCGGGACGGCAGCAACGGGGCGCAATTTAGTCTGCGAAACAATTTCCGCGGATGGAACGAACGACAGCCGTCTGAGCTGGACATTGAAGAACAGAAAGCCCGCATCCGACAGATTAACACGAACACCGACCTCCTGAAAGCGAAAGCAGAGCTGAACAACCCGGATGAAGAGGTCGCTGATGATGGATTTTTGGAAGCGCTGAAAGGCAGCGCCGCAGAGGATTGGAATGAAGAGGGCTAAACAGCTGTTCCATTTTCAGCCATTTTCTAAAAAGCAGCGAAAAATCCTGAATTGGTGGTGCCCGGAATCCCCGGTAAAGGATTATGACGGAATCATTGCAGACGGCGCAATCCGATCGGGGAAGACTGTGAGCATGTCGCTGTCCTTTGCGATCTGGGCAATGGATACGTTTAACGGACAGAATTTTGCCATGTGTGGCAAGACGATCGGTTCATTCAGACGAAACGTTCTGTTTTGGTTGAAGCTGATGCTGAAAAGCCGCGGGTATCAGGTCTCAGATCACAGGGCGGATAACCTGGTGATTATCAGACGCGGGGCTGTGGAGAACTATTTTTATATTTTCGGCGGCAAGGATGAACGATCACAAGATCTGATTCAGGGCATTACGCTGGCGGGTGTTTTTTTTGACGAAGTGGCGTTAATGCCGGAAAGCTTTGTAAATCAGGCAACCGGACGCTGTTCTGTACAAGGGTCAAAATACTGGTTTAACTGTAACCCAGACGGTCCGTATCACTGGTTTAAAATAAACTGGATCAATAAATCGACCGGATACCTCGGAAAAGAAAAGACAGAGAAGATCAGGGCGGAAGCGACGGCAAAAGGACAGGAAGCAGGGCTAAAAAATATCTTGTATGTCCATTTTACGATGGACGACAATTTAAGCCTGTCCGAAGAGATCAAAGCCAGGTACCGCAGCATGTACACCGGCGTGTTTTTTAAGCGTTACATCTTAGGCTTGTGGGCAATGGCGGAAGGAATTATTTACGATATGTTTGACGCTGACAAGCATGTGCAGAAGATAACAGATTTCTTCCGGCGCCTGAAAGACGGCGAGCGATATGTAAGCTGCGACTATGGTACGCAAAACGCAACTGTTTTTTTACTGTGGAACAAAGGCAACAATGGGAAATGGTACTGCGTCCGGGAATATTATTATTCCGGGCGTGCGAAAGGGAAACAGAAAACAGATGGAGAATATGCAGATGATTTTGAAAAGTGGCTGGATGGCGTCCCGATCAGAGCAGTGATTGTAGACCCGGCAGCCGCTTCTTTTATCGCGGAACTGGGGAAACGTGGATATCGTGTCCTGAAAGCGGACAACGATGTGGAGGATGGCATACGAGAGGTTGCCTCCATGCTTAACATGGGCTTGCTGGTATTTTGCGATACCTGCATCAATACGATCATGGAATTTGGATCCTACATCTGGGATGAAAAAGCAGCACAGCAGGGCGAGGACAGACCGGTAAAAGAAAATGACCACGCGATGGACGCAGTAAGATATTTTGTGTATACAATTCTGAGTAAGCGGACAGGGCGTGTGAAAAATAAAGCAAAATACGGCTTTGATTAAAGCGAGGTGATAGGGATGTATAAGTTTACAATGCCCGCGGACAAGTGGGACGAAACAGCGCCGGACAAGCAGGCAATCCGGCTGTTGATTATGAAGCATCAGAAGTTTAGAGAGAAGCTTGCAAAAAAGAAAAAGTATTATGAAGGTGAGCATAAGATACTGGATGAAGCGGAGCGCAAAAATAAGCTGGTGTGTAACCATGCAAAGGACATTGCGGACACGGCATCCAGTTATTTTATTGGGAATCCGGTATCCTACAAGAGCAGCGCAGACATCGCTGCACTGACGGAGCCGCTGGAACTTGCCGGGGCAGACGAGGCGGACGGGGATAACGGTCTGGATTTGTCTATTTACGGGCTCGCTTTTGAGTATATTTACGCAAAAGAGGGCGAAACCGATCTGATTATCAAGAATCTGTCCCCGGAAAATACCTTTATGGTATACGACGACAGCATCGAAGAAAACGAGCTGTTTGCCGTGTACTATTCCATTCGCAAGGACGACGGGCACGATACAAAAATTATATACGTCGCCACCGTCGTTACGAAGAATTTCCGGTATGTGCTGGACATCGAGGATATCGAGGGACCACAGGCACTGCTGGAAGAGCCAGAACCACACTACATGGACGAAGTGCCGATTGTTGCATACCAGAACAACAAGCTTGGCATTGGGGACTATGAGCTGCAGATCCCGCTGATCGACGCGTACAACGCTCTGATGTCCGACCGTGTGACGGATAAAGAGCAGTTTGTAGATGCGATCCTTGCCCTATATGGCTTTATGCTGGGGGACGAGAATGGAAAAGATGCAGACGGTAGGACAGCGCCACAACGGTTAAAAGAAGATAGGCTGCTGGAAATGCCTGCAGATGCGAGGGCGGAATACATCACGCGGACGTTTGATGAATCCGGTGTTGAGATCCTGAAAAAGGCAATCGAGCAGGACATCCACAAATTTTCCCATATTCCGTGCATGTCCGATGAATCGTTTGGCGGCAATGTGTCGGGAGTAGCGATGGAGTTTAAACTCCTTGGAATGGAAAACATTACGAAAATTAAAACGAGGTATTACCGCAAGGGGCTGCGCAAGCGGCTCCGTATTTTTGCCAATTTCCTCTCTAAAAAGGGGATTGCGGTAGATATTACAGGTATTACGCCGACCTTTACCCGCGCGATGCCGAAAAATCTGCTGGAAATTAGTCAGATCGTCAGTAATTTGTGGGGTAAGGTAAGCCGGAAAACGTTGCTGTCTCAGGTTCCTTTTGTGGATGATGTGGACAATGAGCTTGAAGCTGTGGAAAAAGAAGAGCAGGAGAATCTGGAAAAGCAGCAAGCCATGTTTGGACTGGGCAGCAATACGCCGCCGGGCACACCATCAAAGGATGATGTAGATGAGTGATTACTGGGAACGTCGGAAAGCGCAGCAGATGTTTGAGTATATGGCTGGAGCGGAAGAGCGGGCGGGTAGCATCGCAAAGCTGTATCTGCAGGCATCCCGGTATTTTGCCGGGAAGATGGATACAATCTTTGAACGATACCAGAAGCAGAACGGGCTGAGCGAAGCGGATGCAAGGCGGCTGCTGAACCAGATCAGAACGCCGGGAGATATCGACGAATTAAAACAGCTGTTGCGGCAGGCGACGGAGGACGGGAACAGCGAAAAGCGCAAACAGCTCCTTGGAGAGCTGGAAGCTCCGGCATACCGGGCGAGACTGGAACGGCTGCAGCGGATGTATGGCAATCTGGATCATGTTATGCAGAGCATTTATAAGCAGGAGCAGATCGAGCACGAAGCATGGTATTTAGAGCTGGCAGCAGATGCCTATTATCATTCCGTGTACGATCTGCAAAAACAGACCGGTCTTGCCTATTCCTTTGGGTATATCTCCCCGAAGATGATAGAGCGTGTTATTAACAGCCGGTGGAGCGGTGCAAACTACTCCGAGCGAATATGGGGCAACACCCAGAAGCTTGCTGACGACCTGAAACAGGAATTACTGTTAAGCCTGGTAACGGGAAGGACAGACCGGGAAGCGGCAGAGGTATTTGCGCAGCGCTTTGCTGTGGGCGCAAGCTATGCAAGACGACTGATCCGGACAGAATCCTGTTATCTATGTACCCAGATGGACATGCTGAGCTATGAGGATGCTGAAATTGAGTATTATCGGTATTTGGCAACGCTGGATTTGCGGACATCGAAAATCTGCCGGGAGCTGGACGGCAAAGTATTCAGGGTTGCGGATCAGCAGACAGGCGTAAACGCTCCGCCAATGCATCCGTGGTGCAGGTCAACCACTACAGCGGCACTGAGCGACGAGGATTTAGCGCGGCTGACCCGCAGGGCAATCGACCCGGCAACCGGGAAAGAAATCCATGTGCCTGCCGGCATGACATACGATCAATGGTATCAGACCTATGTAGTCGGAAATCCGGAAGCGGAGCTGAATGAAAAGAAGATCAGAAACCGATATTCTGACCGGAAGCAGCTCGAACGGTATCGAGCAATCATCGGCGACGACATACCGAAAAATCTGGATGATTTCCAGAATTTGAAGTATAATGAACCTGAGAAATGGAAAGAGCTTAAATCCTTAAAGGCGTACCTGAAAAAACATCCGGGGAACACCCGGCAGGATTACGATGTCCAAACAGCGCTGAAAGAAGCCGGAATAAAAGGAGTTGCAAAAGTAAACCCTGAAAAGCTGGATGTTTCTGGATATACCTATGATACGGATCACATTAACGCAGAGCGTGCCCACATGGTCAGCCGTGAAGAGGCGGAGCAATTTATAAAGGAATCTGATGTGTCGCTTACCCGATGGAATGGCAGGTTTGTAAATTATTACGGCAAAGACGGGGCAACGTATGTGGATGTAGAAAACAAGAACATCAGAACATCTTTTTCGAGCAGAGAGTTTGATGGAAATACCTTAAAAATCAGGGAGGTTGTAGAAAAGTATGCGGGAAAGAACAGTCATGTGCCCAATCCTGAAAAAGCAGATTGATGATACGGTATGCTATGACATCCATATGAATGTCGAGGGGCTGCTTCCTGACTGGGGAGTACCAAAGGAAGTTGTATGTATACCGGACTACAAGCGGATTTGTCTGGAATGCAAAAATCATAAGGAGTAAATACCACCAGTCAAAAGACCGGTGGTATTTTTATACCCATTTTTAAGAAAGAGAGGAAGAGCAACATGGAAAATGAAGAATTTTTAAGACTGTGTAAAGCAAAGGTAGCTGAGTACACCAATGCACATATGGATAATACAGATCGGCAACAGATACATGTAAATGACGTTTATTTAGTGTGGAGTTGCAAGGCATTACAGAACAACAAAGCACTGCTTAGCACTACAGTTCCGGATGGCATGTACTACGAACTGACATACAACGGCGATAAAAAGGAACTATATTTGGATGCTTATAAGAAATTTGAAAATCAGTGTTTTAAAATGTAGGAGGAGAAGAACATGAAGGCAATGTTATCACAGCCAATGGCTGGAAAGACTGACGCAGAAATTATTGCAACCAGAGAAAAAGCAATCAATGCATTAAAAGAAAAGGGATATGAAATTGTAAATACCCTTTTTACAGATGAATGGTATAGCAAAGAAAAAATGGAAGAACGCGGAGTCGTGCAGATTCCTTTATGCTTTCTTGCAAAATCCTTGGAGAATATGAGCTTGTGCCATGCTGCATATTTCTGTAAAGGATGGGAAAATGCCAGAGGATGCAGATTAGAGCATGATGCAGCAGTAGCCTATGGATTAGATGTCATTTACGAAGAATAATTGCGCCAGCGCAACGGAGGGAGGTGAGAGCGGTGAAAGTGCAATGTATCAAACGTTACAGCGACATCAGACTGAAAGAGATCATTGAAGTCGGAACTGTTCTGGAAGTAGATAAAGAAAGAGCAGAGCATCTGATCCATGACGGCGTTGCTGAGGCGGTAAAGGAAACTGAGAAGGCAGCAGGCAGGGGAAAGGAATAGGTGATCCAAACATCTCCCTCTGGGACGCAGGGTGAAGCGTCTTATTTTTGCGTCTTTTTCTGCCAGACGTTAAAGAAGCAGATTCCATAAACTGAATGGCCCGGGCGTGAATACGAATAGGCTGGGCAGAAAGGAAAAGACATGAAAAACAGATTTGCAAAAGCAGTATGCAAATACCCACTGAATATCCAGTTTTTTGCGGAGGGAGACGGTGCTGGTGCCGGAGACGGAAACGGCGGTGGTTCCGGAAGCGGATCGAATGGAAGTGGCACAGGCGATGGAGGAAGCGGGAGCAGTGGGCAGAGCTTTGACGATTTCCTGAAAAATGGAAATCAGGCAGAGTTTGACCGCAGAGTGAATAAGGCGGTTGAAACGGCAGTCGGAAACGCCCGTGAGAAATGGGAACTGCTGACGAATGATAAGCTGTCCGAAGCAGAAAAACTCTCCAAAATGACAAAAGAGGAAAAAGCGCAGTATCTGGCACAGAAGCACGAAAAGGAACTTGCAGACCGGGAAGCAAGCATTACCAAACGGGAGCTGATGGCAGAAGCAAAAAATACCCTTACCGAGAAAAAGCTGCCACTCGGTTTGGCAGAAATTTTGAACTATACGGATGCGGAAAGCTGTAAATCCTCTATGGCAGCGGTCGAAAAAGCGTTTCAGGAAGCCGTGGAAGCTGCGGTAGAAGAAAAGCTTAAAGGCGGGAAACCGCCGAAAAAGGCAGGTGATCAGGGCGATGATCTGGCTGCGCAGGTTGAAAAAATTATGATGGGGTACTAACCCGGAAAGGAAAGGGAAATAAAGAATGGCAATTAACACATTAGCGACTGCAACACTGTTCCAGAAGACTCTGGATAAAGCTGCAGTGAGAGAAGCTGTAACCGGATGGATGGACGGAAACGCAGGACAGGTTAAGTACAGCGGCGGCGCGGAGATCAAGATTCCGAAGATGTCTGTGCAGGGGCTTGCGGATTACGACAGAGACAACGGCTACCAGCAGGGCGGCGTTACTCTGGAATACGAAACCAGGAAAATGACGCAGGACAGAGGAAGAATGTTCCAGCTTGACCCGATGGATGTCGACGAAAACAATTTTGTGACCACTGCAGCCGCAGTTATGGGGGAATTTCAGAGAACTTTTGTAATTCCGGAAATCGACGCATACCGTATTTCTAAAATTGCAACAGAAACAATTACCGCAAAGAAAGCGGGCATGATCGAATATGGCTATACCCCGGGCGCTGCAAGCACTTCTGCGCTGAGAAAACTGAAAGAGGGCATTAAGGCAGTAAGAGACCTGTATAATGGTCCTTTGGTATGCCACGCAACCCCTGACTTTATTATGGAGCTGGAGTTGGAGCTTGCAGGAAAGATTACGTCGGTGACATTTGCAAAGGGCGGCATTGATACGCAGGTACCTTCTGTGGATGGCGTGCCGATCATTTCCACACCATCCAACCGGATGTACAGCGCTATTAAGATTCTGGACGGCAAGACTGTCGGGCAGGAAATTGGCGGTTACAATAAAGGTGATGCTGCAAAAGACCTGAACTTCTTTATTTGCCCCAGAACTACGCCGATTGCAGTTACCAAACAGGATGTCATGAGAATCTTTGATCCTATGACAAACCAGAAACTGAACGCATGGCAGATGGATTACAGACGATTCCATGACATCTGGGTACTGGATAACAAACTGGACAGCATCTTCCTGAACATCAAAGACGCGGAGGGTTGATATGCGGCTGATCTTTAAAAATGTGGAGCGGGAAACCGATGATCCTGCAAGAATCCGGAAACTGAAAGCGGAAGGATACGAGGAAATGGACCCTGTACCGCAGGAAGAAAGCGAAGAGCAGACGGAAGCGCTGGAAGAAATGAGTGTTTCCGCGCTGCGTGCGCTGGCAAAAAGGAAAGGGCTGGATGGAACCTCTGGACTGAATAAAGAGGAACTTCTGGCAGTATTAAAGGATGTGATCTGATGGACAACATCGAAAAACTGCAGGTTCTTACCGGAGAAAAGGACGGCGTTATTTTGACCGTACTGCTGGAGGATGCAGAACAGTTTGTCCTGTCCTACACGAACAGAACACGGATGATCCCGCAGCTTGATAATACCGTCCGTGAACTGGCGCTGATTGCATATAACCGGCTCGGGACAGAAGGTGAGAGCAGCCGGAGCGCATCCGGCGAATCCTACAGCTTCGATAATGCACCGAAGCAAATATATGACATCCTGAACCGGTACAGGCTGGCAAGAGTAGGAGGACGGGTCTATGAGACTGAGACGGAACAGACTGATTGAATGCAATCACAGGCGTGCGATTCCGGTAAAAGATAAGGAGGGCGTGACCACGATCGAATATGGCACGCCGTCTTCTTTTTTTGCGGAAATGTGGGCAGGTGGCGGAAAGCTGCAGGCGGAACGTTACGGAATCCGTTTGCCGAACATCCGGAATTTACGCCTTGATGGAGACTATCGGGAGATTATGGAGAACGGAGAAGTACGGTACGAGTTTGATGACGGCTTCTCCGTGTCCGTGAACGACGGTATCTGTATTTATTCCGCGCCGGATCAGGAACCGGATTATAAAGTCGTGGCGGTTTATCCTTATGGACATCTTGTGTTGGAGGTGGAACGCAGATTTGAAGGTGGAATTTGAGGATCTGAGCAGGCAGATGTCTGAGTTATCCAGGCTTCCAGCCGGGTTGCGTGGAAGCATCGGTAGACAGATTGCACTTGTGCAGGCTTCAGCAAAAGAGGAAGCACCGGTAAGGCGTTTTGGAAGCGGCGGCGGTGAGCTGCGGCAGAGCATCCTGACACAAATGGAAATATACTCTGATCGGATGGTTGCGATCTGCTACACCAACAAAGAGTATGCGCCATATGTGGAGTTTGGTACGGGTCCAAACGGAGAAGCCCACCACGCCGGAATATCTCCTGATGTGCATCCGGTGTACAAACAGCGCGGTTGGGTGATACCGGCGGATGCAATGTCCGTGGAAGCGGCGCAGTCCTATGGCTTTGGAATTGCCAGAGACGGCGACAAGGTAATCGGATATTACACCAGAGGGCAGGCAGCGCGCCCGTTTATGTACCCGGCGTTGAAAAACAACGAGGGCGAGATTATCCGGCACCTGTCCGCCGATCTGAGAAAAGAGGTAAGGAAACTGTGAAAAATGTAAAAGACGAAGTGTTTGCGGCGCTGCAGGCGGTGTGCGACAACGTGTCAGATGTATACCCGACATCTTGGGTGGATCTTCCGGCGATCCAGTACACCGAAGAGGAAAACAGGGTATATGAGCGTACCGCAAACAAGGAAGATAAAGCATCTGTTCGTTACCGGATTGATATCTGGAATAGCGGGAGCACATCGGGGATGGCGCAGGCTGTAGATGCTGCCATTGCCGCGCTTGGGCTGGTGCGAACCGGCTGCAGCGATGTCCCGGATCCATCCGGCATGCGACATAAACAGATGCGTTATGAAGGTATCATTGACATGGATTCCGATATTGTGTATTGGAACGGTAACAATTATTAAAGGAGGAATGTGAAATGCTGGCAAATGGAGCAGCTTTAGGCTACAAAGAAACCAAAGAGGGAGCAAGCTATACAGACCTTGCAGGATTAAAGGAAATCCCTGAAATTGGTTCTGATCCTGAAAAAGTAGAAAACACTACCTTAAAGGACAAGGTAAAACAGTATGAAATGGGCATCGGTGATCCGGGCGATATGGTCTATAAGTTCAAGTACGACAACAGCTCGGCGGAAAGCTCTTACCGCAAATTCCGCGAAATGGAAGCATCGAAGAAAACCTATTATTTTGAGGAAACTGATCCGGATGGAACGAAAATTGAGTTTGCGGCACAGCCCTCTGTGAAAAGAACAGGCGGCGGCGTCAACGGCGTTATTGAGTTTGATGTAACGATGGCACTGCAGAGCGAACTTACATTCACCGATCCGGCGTAAAGGAGGGCAACATAAATGGACTTTTTTGGAAATACAACACCTGGTTCGCAGATGCCTATGCAGAATGAAACTTATCAGCCTACAGAAAATGCTGCGGTGCAGGAAGAAAAGAAAGCGCCGCAGAGAAATCCTTTTGCAATCTGGGAGGTCGGTGGAGAGACTTACAGGTTAAAGCTGCAGACTGCAGGTGTCAAAGAGCTGGAAGCGAAATATAAAGGCTCCATCATGGAGCTGATGTCGTTCAAGGGTGGGATGCCACCGCTGACCGTTATGTTGGATGTTGCACACACGGCGATGAAGCCGTGGACGCATAAGGTATCTGCAAAGGATATGGAGTCCCTGTATGACAAATACGAGCAGGAAGGCGGCGACCTGCTGAGCTTCTTTACCAACGTATACCTGGAAGTATTCCTGGTGAGCGGTTTTTTATCGAAATCGGTGGCAGCGGAAATGTCCGAGTCACTGGCGGAAATGCGCAAAGAACTGTAAGCGAGTTACTGGACGAGTTGTATCCGAAGTTTCTGGACATGGGATACAGCCCGTCTTTTTTCTGGGAATGCAGTCTTGCTGAGGTAGTTGATCTGTTCGATTCCTATCGCAGACGCGAAGATCGACGGCAGAAAGAAAAAGACGAAGCATTTAAGGTGCGGGCTTTGAGCCTTCAGGTATTAGCGTTGCAGATCAGGGATGCGGTGTGGGGAGAAAAAGACAGCGATTTCCGTACAGTACAACATTTTTACCCTACATTATTCCCGGAAACAGAAAAAGTAGATCGAGAATTGATAAAACGAAACGAAAGAATGCGCAGATTTGCGGAGGAGCATAACCGACTCTGGCAGCAGGCGCACAGCGGAAAGGAGGAAAGCTGATGTCAGGGACGACACTGGAACGCCTGCAGGTCATTATCGAGGCGAGTGCAACCAAATACAAAAAAGAAATGGATGCAGTTGCTCAGAAAACCCAGAAAGCAGAAGCGATCGTTGACCGCTGTATGTCCCGCGTGAACAGCATCGTCGGGAAGGCGAACACGGGGAACGCTGGGAAGATAGTAGACAACCTTACCGCGAAGTTAAAGCGGCAGCAGGAAGCGGTCGACCAGCAGGGCTTTAAAATCGACAACCTGCGGCGGAAGCTGCTTGATTTACAGTCTGGAAACGCCAGAAATGCAACCATTGCAAATCTGGAAGCGCAGTTGAAGGCGGCAGAAAAAGAGTTTGCAGCGGTAGACAAACAGATGCAGCCGCTACTGGATAAGCTCTCTGATTTACGAGATCAGGAGGCTATGGGGCTTACCCCATATGGATTACAGGAAGTCGAAAAACAAATTGACGCCCTGAATCCGGAATACGATGAACTGGAAGATAAGGTACTGTCTTTACAGAATCGTCTCGAAACTGCCCGGATGAATCCGGAAAGCACCGCAGAAGTGCAAAAGCTGAACGGGGAACTGCAGCTTGCCAACGAGAAGTTGGAACGACTGACCGGCGAGGCAGCACAGACGCAGGAACAGCTGGATGCTGCCGGAAAAGCGACTGAAAAAGGCAACGGCTTCGAAAAATGGCGGAACGGGTTGCAGAAAGTATCTGGGTTGTTGTCCAGAGTGGATGCAAAAATCAGCGGAATTATCGGCGGATTTACCAAGACCAAACGCCGGATTGATAGCTGCAGTGCAAGTACGGGAAACTTATCCAGGCATGTGAGCAGGATCACGAATCTGCTTCGGTTTTCCATCCTGTCGCGGGCATTTTCTGGCGTGTTTAGCGGATTGGGAAGTGGATTTCAAAATCTTGCACAGTACAGCAACGAAGCCAACGTGGCGTTATCCGGTTTGTGGTCTGCATTGGGGCAGTTGCAAAATGCGGTCGCAGCGGCAGCAGCACCTTTGCTGGAAGCGCTTGCCCCGGCTCTGATTAAGATCATCGAACTTGCAACGATGGCGGTAACGGCGATCGGACAGCTGTTCGCAGCACTGACCGGAAAAGGCACTGTCATAAAGGCAACGAATGCCTATAAAGACTATGCAGCGAGCCTGAAAAAGACGGGTGCAGCTGCGAAAGATGCCACACTCGGAATCGACGAGCTGAATGTGATCCAGAAGCAATCTGGTTCTGGAGCATCCGGCGGGCTGAATCCGGGCGACATGTTCGAAGAAGTTCCAATCGAAAACAAGTACAAAGACCTGGCGGGCAAGATCAAAGATTTCTTTTCGAAATTATTTGCACCTCTGAAAGAAGCATGGAACCGGGAAGGTCAGTTCGTAATGGATTCCTGGAAGTATGCGTTGGATGAGGTCAAAAAGCTGGTGCAGGACATCGGACGAGATTTTCTGACGATGTGGAACCAGGAAGCCACAATCGCCATGTTTGCGGATATCCTGCATATTATCGGGGATATCGGTCTGGTGGTCGGAAATCTGGCGAAAAATTTCCGCGAAGCGTGGAACGCAAACAACGCAGGACTGAGAACGCTGGAAAACATCCGCGATATTTTTGCGGTAATTATTTACAATATCCGGCAGGCTGCAGACGCTACCGTGGAATGGTCGGCAGGCTTGAACTTTAAGCCATTGATGGAGATGATCGCACAGTACACAAAGTCTTTGATTCCCGTGTTTGGCGCATTGTCCGGTGTGATATCGGATTTCTATGTGCAGGTGCTTTTGCCGCTGGGGGAATGGACGATTGAAAAAGGGCTGCCTGATCTTCTTCGGATCCTGAAAGAATTTAACGATAAAGTAAACTGGGCGCAAATCCGGCAAAATTTATCTGATTTCTGGGATCGACTGGAACCATTTGCAGAAACAGTTGGCGAAGGACTGCTGATCTTTCTGGAAAAGCTGTCCAACCTGACAGCGAATTTTCTGAATAGCGAAACACTGAACAATTTTCTGGACCATCTGGCGGACTGGATGGATAAAATCCAGCCGGAAGACGTTGCGAGAGGAATCGAAAATCTTGCGAAAGCATTTATTGCATTTAAGGCATCTGTGCTTGCTTTTAAGGTAGGTTCTGCTGCGTACAATGCAATCAAATTCTTACAGGGAACCTTGCCTGTGCTAAAAGGGCTCGGTTGGATTACGCTGGGCATTACCGTAACCATGATCGGTGTGGAAGCATACGAGAACTGGAAAAAAGATATTGAGTACATTCAAGAAAACGGCTGGAAAGCATTCCATTCAAAGAATCGGCAGGAACGTGCAAACAGTCCTTGGGCGATTTACGGGCATGACTCGACCGGAGTTGGAAACATTCAGGGCGAGAACGACGCTTATAATCCGTATGAAAATGCTGATTTTAGCTGGGTCGAAGAGTGGAAAAATAAGTTTCTGGAATGGCAGGCGAACAACCGCGCAAGCCGGGAAGCGGATCAGGCAGAGTGGGATCAATGGTTTAATGATCTTGGCGATAAATTCTCGAACTGGTATGAAAGCGAAGTTGCACCGTGGTTCACAGAAGAAAAGTGGACAGAGCTTTTTACAAATGTGAAGACCAGTTTTGAAACCAAATGGGCTGAAATTGTGGACTGGTGGCAAAACACAGCAATTTATACATGGTGGGAAGAAAACGTAACACCGTGGTTCTCCGAAGAGAAATGGTCGGAATTGTTGGAAAACATCAGAATAAGTTTTGAGACCAAATGGGATGAACTTGTAGACTGGTGGTCGAATACCGCTATCGTTACATGGTGGGACGAACATGTAAAACCTTGGTTTGACACTGAAAAATGGAAGACGATGCTGGAAAACATAAAAACGTCTTTCAAAAAGAAATGGGACGAAACTGTTCTGCAGTGGAAAACGGACATCCAGAAATGGTGGGACGAGCATGTTGCACCGTGGTTTACAAAAGAACGTTGGCAAAAGCTCGGGGAAAACCTGAAAAATGGAATTTACGAGGGCTTTAAGGGACTTGCAAACAAGGTAGTTGATGTACTGAACAATGTAATTTCTTCGCTGGAAAGCATGTTGAATACTGCGCTGGATGGCATAAATGATTTGCTGTCTAAGTTAAACGAATCCCCGCTTGGAAAGATGCTTGACTTTGATTTTCAGGTCAGAAACGTTTCTTTTGGTCGCATTCCGAGATTTGAAGATGGCGGTTTTCCGGATCGAGGCAGCCTGTTTATTGCAAACGAAGCGGGACCCGAAATGGTTGGGCGCATCGGAAGAAGACCGGCGGTCGCAAACAGCGATCAAATTGTCGATGGTATTACGGCGGGCGTTGCAAACGGTAACGAAGTATTGGCAGAACTGCTGGTGCGGGTGATCGAACTGCTGGAAAAGATCAACGATCGGGACCCTGAAATTGTCTTTGATACCGCAGAGGGCATTAAAGCCATGCGGGAAAGAGAAGCAAGAAACGGGGTTGTATTCACATAACGGGGCGCGAAAGCGTCCCGCTTTTTGAAAGTAGGTGAGTAATTTGTGGCATACATCTATGTAGACGGAGAGGAATTTCCTTACCCGGAAAGAGGACTGAACGTAATTGTCACAACTCCTGTAAACTCTGCCAGGGACACAAAGGCGGAGGTTGTCGGGCAGCGAATCAGCCGAGATCAGTATAAAATCAATAATTTGAAGTGGCCCATGCTGTCGGCAGAACAGTGGTCGTTTATCTTAAAAAAGTTCCGCGAAGGCTTTGGTGTGCCGGTAACCTTTCCGGATCCCATCACACAGGACTGGATAACCTTAAAGATGTATCCGGGGGATCGCAGCGCGGAGCCGTACTGGATCGATGATGAGGACAAACCGACACGATACCGGAACTGCAAAGTGAATATTATTGATTGCGGGGTGTGAGGAATGCAGCATGTATCAAAAGAATATAAGACCTCCATGAAACAGATATGGCGGAATATCGGCTATATAAAGGTATATCTCGGGATCATAAACGAAGATGCACAAAAGCTTGTATCTGCGCAGGATATTCGGAATAATTTCGTATATTTTGCGGATGCGAATAAACCGTTCGATTCCTACCCGGTAGACCATATTTATGCCACCGCTGAACAGGATTTCGCAAAGACGGACGGCAGCATGTACTTTCTGCCGGAATCACCGACCGCTGATTTTTTTAATCAGGGCATCGTGACGCAGGATTTATCTGGGACCTTATATGTAGTGTTTGAGCATGAGGGACTGGATATTAAAGGGCTTACGATAGACTTCGGAGAATGCTATCCGGTTGATTTTACAGTCACAAACGATCATGGGACGCATGCGTACACTGGAAATGAGAAAAGTCGATGGGTAACCGAAGATGTATTTTACGGGACAACGTATCTGATCATTACGCCTACCAAAATGGTCAACGGCGCTGGGCGGCTGCGTGTAAAAGAATTTATCTGCGGGATTGCGAATGTGTATACGGACAAGGAAGTGCAAGCGTTTACTTATAAGGACGTTGTATCCCCGATTTCGGAAAAACTTCCGTCGCAGGACATGACTGTGACGATCGGGAATCTGGATCGTTATTACAACGCGGACAACCCAGAAAGTGCTGTGCGGTTTCTGGAAACCGGGCAGGAGATTCGGGCGTATTTTGGATATGATGTAAATAACGACGGCAAAATCGAATGGCTCGACCCGTTTAACGGATACCTTAAAAAATGGTCGGCGGACGATCAAAAGGCAAAGTTCACGGCGACAGACCGATTTGACAATATGACCGGGAAATACCACAAGGGCACTTATCACCCGAACGGGATTAGCCTGTACGCGTTGGCAGAGGACGTGCTCACGGATGCAGAAGTAGACCCGCGAGAATATTTTATCGACCCGTATTTGAAAAAGGTAACGGTTCAAAATCCAATCCCCATTGTAAAACATACAGAAGCGCTGCAGATGATCGCAAATGCGGGACGTTGCATTATGACGCAAGACCGGAGGAAAAAGATAACCCTCCGGTCTTCCTTTTTGCCTGATGTGAATGCAAATTCGGAGAATCAAACGGCGTTCAGCCGGGTGGAGAATATCCTCATGGACGATCCTGTAGACGCGTATGCAATGGGAAGCAGAGACTTTTCTACGACGGACGGCAGCATGTACTTCCTGCCGGAGAATACAGAATATCTTTCGATCGGGTATGTGAGCGATTCTGTAGCTGGTGCAGACGGCACTTTTGACCCACCGCCGAAAATAGATGTTGTGCTGGAAGCTGGGTATACCTGCTATGGGCTGCAGCTGAATTTTAGGTCAGTCGCACCACAGGAGGTTGTTGTGCGAACCTTTTACAACGGCGAAACGGTAGATGTTTATACCGTGGTAACCCCTGACCTGAATGCAGTGCTGGACGAAGAGCTGCAGCTTTTTGACCGGATGGAAATTACTTTTACGAAGTCTATTCCGGGTAGCCGTGTGACGCTGGACAAGCTGCAGCTCGGAAACGTTACGGATTATGTCCTGGATGACAGGGAGCTACTGGGAAATACGCCGATTGGAACGGTGGACACCAGATTAAAAGCGTTGACCATAAAGAAATGGGTTTACGCAGAGACGGAGACAGTGGAAGACCTGAGTAGCGGTGACATCATCGTGGACGCGGACGGGCAGGAGTTGGAAATAACAATGAATGATCCGGCATACGGCTATGCGGTTGAGCTGGATCAGGAGGGAATCAGCTGCGAAATTGCAGAAAGCTATAGCTATTATGTAAAGTTGCGGTTTTCAGGCGTGAGCCAGTCTATGACCGTGAAATACACCCTGAAAGGGCATAAATACACGGTCTATGAAGGAAATTACAGGGTGCAGCACGATACGATTGGGGCAGAAAAAGAATGGAAAAACCAGCTTGTTAGCACCGACTTGCACGCTGCTGATCTGGAAGAGTGGATCGCGGGATATTACCGGAACAACCTGCAGTATGAATTTAAGTACCGCGGTGACCCGCGTGTAGACGCAAACGATCTGTTTTATCTGCAGCGGGAGAATCTGGACACTGCGCTGATCCGCGCACATGAAGTACAGCTTACTTATAAAGGAAGCTGGGAAGGGAAAATGAAAGCCAGGAGGAACAAATGGGCTGGATAGAACCGAAAACGGACTGGGACCCGACAAAAGACAGACTGAACCCGGAATCCTACAATCGTATCCGGAACAATCTGGCAGTGCTGGGAGAACTGGTGAATGAGATTTACGCCCCGCTTACGCTGGAAAGCATGGGCGAAGAAAAGAACTATTCCAGCTGGTATTATGCACGGGAATTTAATGTGTTTGAACGAAACCTCGATGCAATAAACCAGACATCCTATAACAAAGTTATAGGGACAACAAAAACATTTTTTGACAATGGACCATTTATCGACAGCAGCGAACTGAGCAGAATCGAATCTGCGACGCTGCAGCTGTATGAAATTGGTCAGAACCATAAAAAAACATTACCACGCCTGAGTATACGCTTGGGCAGCTTGAAAGGAGTAAAATAAATGGGAGTAAAACAGGTAAAAGCCGTCATTAACGGCGTAACAACAGTCCTTACATTGAACAGCTCGACAGGGAAATATGAGGCAACGATCACAGCACCGGCGAAATCCAGTTATAAGCAGACTGGGCATTATTATCCGGTATCTGTAACCGCGGAGGACTTGGCAGGAAATACAACCACGGTGAATGATTCACACAGCACGCTTGGGTCGAAGCTGCGCCTGACCGTAAAGGAAAAGGTTGCGCCGATTATTGCGATTACCGCACCTACATCCGGCGAGCTTACTGCAAACAACAAGCCCACCATTACGTTTAATGTAACTGATGAAGATTCCGGTGTAGCAGCAAGCACTGTGAAACTGTACATCGACGACAAGGAAGTTACGGGACTTACCAATTCGGAAATCACAAACGGTTACACCTTTACTTATACTGTTGCAACAGCCCTTGTCGATGGAGCACATACCGTAAAAGTAACCGCATCCGATAATGACGGCAACGCAGCAGATGCAAAGACCCTGACCTTTAACGTGCTGGCTACTGCGCCGAACCTTGCGATCACCAGCCCTGCAGAAGGTGCTTACTTCAAGGCGAAGACCGTCAGCTTCGCAGGTACCACAAACGGCGCGAAGCTGACCGTAAAGGTGGGCAACGGAACCGCACAGAATGTAACAATTACGGACGGCAAGTTCTCTGGAACTTTCGATCTGGCAGCAGAAGGCAAGAATGTTGTTACGTTTGTTTCCACAAGCGCATCCGGCGTTACCACAACGGTTACCAGAAATCTGTATCTGGATACTGTCGCACCTGCTATTTCTGCAGTTACCATAACCCCGAACCCTGTGGATGCAGGCAAGACCTATATCATTTCCGTATCCGTAACAGACTGAGGAAAATGATATGGTCGTAAAGCTGACAGGAAAAGTAAACAGCGAGACCATCATTTTTGAACGCAAAGCGGGAGGATTGTGGGTAACTGCAATCCCCCGCGTAAAAAGCGGTGCCTACGTTGTGGAGCTGACAGCAGTTGATGAAGCGGGAAATGAGACGTTTTGTACAAAATACATCCTGACAGTTGACCTCGGTGCGCTTACGGTAAAATTGGAACCGTTCCCGTACAGCGTGCAGCTGTTGCAAAGTAGTTTTCGGGAGGGCATGCGCATGACGGCGACATTTGATTATGGAGAAAGCAAGCATATCCGGCTGCTTGTAGTCTCGCGAAAAAAGGAAGATTTTGACATATCGAGCGCGTCGTATGTCCTTACGAAGGATGGCGCAAACGATCCGGAAGACAGCGGCAATGTGGTTATTGATGAACATGTTTTAGATGCACTTATAGCGCCAATGCAAAAAGGACGGTATAAGCTGACTATTACATATCACATTACAAATGAGACATTTGTAGAGGAAGTGCATATTGCTGTATTGTAAGGAGGTGTGTCTGTGGGAATCGCAATCACAAAAGTTACTGTGTCGAAAAATCCTGTTGGCACATCGGAAAAGTTCCTGATCACGGTGACAGTGAAAGAACTTACCAGCGAGCCGACGATGTACCGGCTCCCTTACACGTTGGGAAAGGAAAAAGGAGGACTGAAATAAAATGGCAAAAAAGGTACTGCCTACGAACTTTATGGATGATATCCTGAATGAATCCATGAACGGGAAAAGAAGATGGACCATTACACAGAACGATGATGGTACATACACATTAGAGGATGCGACCACCTACGACCAGCTTGGAAATACTTTCGGGCAGGCACAGGTGAACGAGATGAATAAAGCGATCAACGAGAGCGTCGATCAAGCGCGGGTGATTGATGATTACAAAACGCTGGCGGCAGTAAACCAGGAGGGTTTCGTGCCAGGCGCGAAACCAGTTGCTCAGTTAATTAGTGATTTAAGCGCTGTCCCGGAATTTGTAATTGATAAAAGTACGGGTAAAATAACGGGATATAAGACAAAGGCTGGTGCGGATACAGTATTCCCTTTTAGTGCCCCGTTATTAAACATGAAATTTTCTCAAATGCCGAAAGTGAATTACTATACGAGTACTAATCTTGTATTTGAAAATCCGGGTTATAATCGTCTAAAAGTAACGGATTGTAATGCAAACTATTGGTGGGTATATAATTGTCCGTGGTTCGATGTTAATAACTGGGGGAATGAACTGGACACAAAATATCAAATCGGCAATAGAAACGATACTGTGTTTGATATAACAAATGTTAAATATGTCTTAATTCACACCAAGCAGTCCGAAAACAATAATAGCGGGTTTGGCGGATGTAAATTTAACTTATGCAATGAATAAGTCAAAATATGTGCTTATCTGGCATATATTGTCGTTGCAGATCCGGTGTAATTTGTCCCTCCAACATAACAAGCCAGCAACCGGCAAGATGTTTTTGATATTTCCCATTCGCACTGCGCTCCAGTTCCAGCTGTATATCCGCCGTTGCACACATGTATTTTGTCTTCACTCAATACAACTACTGGTATTTTAACCGTATAAACCAATTTTGCATTTCCAGCGCATGTTGTAACAAGGCAAATTTCTTCACACTGCGAAAAGTCAAAAATTTTCTGCGCAGTTCCAGACAATGTGCCGATCTGTTCCCAGACAGAATGCTCTTTTACAACTTTCAAATCACTATTTAATTCAGTCAACAGAGCTAAAAGCTCTTTTTTACTTTATAGGAAAGACCGCCTACGGCGCTCTCTTGAATTGAAAAAGGCCCGCACGGAGGCGGGCACAACAAGCAGACGATAGATGGCTTAGAAGATATAAAAACCTTCTTCACCAAAACCGTCATCAAGTTCATCATCATTTAAGAAATAGTCCATATCCAGAAGTGCATCCTCGCTCATAATGCGAATGTCCTGGGATGTCATACCTTCCGGCGGATTATCCATGTATTTTTTACGCAGTGCCTCGATATCTGGTTTCATGGTGTTCATCCTCCTTTTAGAGGATTATAACATAAGAATCGAGAAAATCATGCAGAAGAACGCTTTCCACGAGATTTGGACATTACTTTCTCGTACATTTCTTCGAGGGAAACGCGCTGGTGGTTGAAGTATAGTTCTAAGAATTCCATCCTATGCTGGCAGTCAGGGCATACCAAGGGATCATACCCAAAAGAAGACAAAATAGCAGTTCGCCACTGATTAAAGCTGTGGTAGATATGATGTTTGCTTTTGGAAATGGCACGATAGAGTTTGGAATCAATTTCTCGGTGACGTGCATAAATCCCACCATACCGAATCATTTTAAAATGTTTTTCAGGAATGTGGCGAATGAGACGCTGGATGAATTCCATAGCAGGAATCGTTTCTTCTATGTATTGTTCATCCTCATGCCGGTTGTAATGGAAAGTGACCATTTCACCATCGTATTTATCAATTCGGGATGTGGCAATGACAGGGCGACCAAGATAACGCCCAATGTATTTTACAACAATTCTGGGATCGCAGAGGTTGGGTTTGGCATAAACATAAAAACCTTGTTGGTGTTCACGATAACATTTCGCCTTCACTTTTTTGAAAGAAGAACCGATTTTGGATTCCATTTCATTGAGCAGAGCCGTGCGAAAAGCATTGCGTAAAAAAGTGTAATCAAAGTGTTTGACATTACGCCAAACACCATCATCGCTGTAACCACCTTCAGATATGAGGCAGTGGATATGTGGATTCCATTTCAGATCTCTGCCAAAAGTATGTAAAACCATAATAAAACCGGGTGTGAAGTTTTTGGATTTATTCATTTTGTAAAACATACGGGTGATAACGCTGTTTGCAGAGTGAAACAGACAATCGAGTAGAGAACGATCCTTGAGAAAGAATTCACGAAGACTTTTATCGATTGTGAAAACACAATGGCGATGTGTGACATTAACCAGTTTAAAGGACATACTGGTAGTGCGTTCCATGGCATATTTGTTGCCGCAGGTAGGGCAGAAACGGCTATGACAGCGGAAAGGAACAAATTTAAGATTTCCGCAGTGAGGACAGCCGTACATGGCACCACCGAAAGATGGATCACCGCAATGAATCATCTTATCGATATTTTCCATCTCAGTTTTTCTGGGATGAAGAGTATATTCAATTTCTTCATAATAGTCAGTAAAAATCTGTTGTAAAACATTCATAAGACTATTATGCATGAAATAGTAACAAAAAGAAATCCCACCCCTCAAGATTGAGGGGCAGGGGAGTTGAATAGGCGAAGCCTATTTTTTACTTTATAGGAAAGACCGCCTACGGCGCTCTCTTAAATTAAAAGGGCCCGCACGGAGGCGGGCATAGCAAACAGACGATTGATGGCTTAGAAGATATAA